AAAACATATTTGGCTGATGGTTTCGATGAAGCGATAATCGGAATGGAGTGCACGGGTGAGATTCCACGTGTTGTTTATAGCACCAAGTTGATGATTCATATTCTCTGCAATCGTGATGGTATGACCGAGGAAGAAGCGATTGAGTTCTTGGATTTCAACGTGATTGGTAGTTATCTTGGCGAGGGTACTCCTCTTTATGTAGACGAGATGACCGCAGAGGATATTCGGAATTACGAATTTGATTAAATTTATACCACAATGGCAGAGAAAAAAGACGAAAAGCAACCAACCAAAGAGGTTCCTCAGTCACAACTTACGGCTGATTTGAAGAAGAAAATGTCTGAATTGACGTTTAAAAACAGTCAAATCAAGCAGATTATGGACGAAAATGCGTCTTTAAAAAAGCAATTGGGCAACCGTGGCAGGAGTGCAAACCGCAAACAAGCGAGTGGGGGGAGCCAAATCCCGGGTCTTGCAAGGCTTGGAAGTGCTCCTGAGATGCCCGGAGGTTACTCTAAAAAGGGAAGATAATGGCAGACAAGAGCAAAATGAAGTGCAATGTTCCCCGTTCTTCTGACCGTCCGGGAAAGAAGATGATGGTGAAGGCGTGTTCCGGAGGCAAGGAGAAGTTACTACACTTCGGAGCCAAGGGATACGGGCACAATTATTCTGCTGCTGCACGTAAGAGTTTCAAAGCACGTCACGGTTGTGACGCTGCCAATGATAAGTTGACACCAAAGTATTGGGCTTGTAAGAAATTATGGGCAGGTCCCGGTGGCTCAACGCAGTCATCACCTAAAAGTCGAAGGGGTAAATACTAATGAAGCAGGACAAGCATAGTTGGAAGAGCAAGGGTCACTATCTGAAGGATGGGACTGAGTGGACAGGTAACCAACACGCACACCGTGGCAAGATAATGACGGGCAAGTCTCACACTGCCACGAGTAAACCACTGTATCATTTTATGGACTTAACTTCGGAAGCAAAGAAAAAAGTATTATCAAATAAAAAAAAATAGCAATGAACAGAGATTTTCCATTGGCTCCATCGCCAAACCTCGAAGACAGAAAAAACTTACGTGCTGCAAAGCAGGTTGCCAAAGCACAGGCTAAGGTTGAGTTCAAGAAGGGTGTATTAGAAGCGAAGCAGAACGAGGTTGATATGCCGAAGTATATGGTTCGTGACATCATCCGTGATGAGCGTAAGAACTACAAGGAAGCGAAGAAAGAAATCAGAAAGTATAAGGACTACTGATGAAGGATGCTTGTTATAGAAAGGTAAAAGCACAGTACGATGTTTTCCCATCGGCTCGTGCGTCACAGGCTATAGCCAAGTGTCGCAAGGAGTCCGGTAGTGTACGTAAGGGCGAAGCCGGGAAGTCATTGAAGAGATGGCAGGATGAGAAGTGGGTTGACACTCGTACCGGGAAGCCTTGTGGTGGTGGTGGCAAGAATGAGTATTGTCGTCCATCCAAGAGAGTGTCTTCAAAGACACCCGTCACAAAGTCTGAGTTGAGCCCATCCAAACTTGCATCGAAGAAGGCTGAGAAGTCAAGAGTTGGTATGGGGAACAGAGTATCTAACATCAATAAAAAAAAATAGATAACTTTGCACTATCACTATGGCTAAGATGAGCAAGTTTCAAAAGTTAAGCAATAAGATTGCCGAGAAGCAAGGGGTAACCAAGCAGAAGGCGAATGCTATTGCTGCGTCTATTGGTCGTAAGAAATATGGAAAGACTGCCTTCCAAGAAATGGCAGCAAAAGGAAAGTCAAAACTTAAAACCAAAAAATAAAATGAAAAAGTCAATGAACCCCGGAATGATGGCTGCTAAGAAAGCCGTAGCAAAAGAAGTTGTTAAAGGTGCTGCTAAGAAAGCAGTAGGCAAAGCGATGGGTAAAGCCGTAGCGAAGAAAGCCGTAGCAGCAAAGAAGAAATACTAAACCAAAAAAAACAAAGACTATGAAAGTCAATGGTATTGGTGTAACCCTTAGCAAAGACATTGCTAAGAACAGTTCCAATGTAATGAACAAGATGGGGAATAAGAAAGCCCTGATGAGTCGCTCAACCTGTAAAGGTGTGAACGACCCTTGTATCATCAATGGTACTGTAGGAAAACAATTAAGCAAACTAATCTCTAAGTAATGGGGAAACTTTTCATTCAAATCGGCAATTGGTTCATCAAGGCGGGGAATCAAATCATTTCTTTCTTCAAGCAGGTGACTCTGACTTGGGATGCCTTTATCAAGTTGCTGATTATAAATAAAGAGGAACTATGAAACTAAGCGAGAAAAGTAAAGGTCTTGGCGATACAATCGAAAAGATTACTACCGTCACCGGGGTAAAGGCAGTTGTTGATACAGTTGCAACCGCAGTCAAGAAAGACTGTGGGTGTGGCAAACGCAGAGACACGCTTAATCGAATGTTCCCATATCAGAAAACAGATAATAAATAAAAGCAATGGCATATCAAAAACTTCAGGCTTATAGGGCAGCAGCCGTAACGCCAAGCGATACGAGTGACATCCCGAGCGTCTCTGCACAAGATGGCAGTGGCAACAACGGGTGTGTTATTTATGTTGGCGGTGGTGGTGACCTTGATGTTACTACCGCAGGTGGTGACCGTGTGACCTTCGTTGGATTATTAACCGGGCAGTTTGTGCCTGTTCAAGTCGTTAAGGTTTGGGCTGCGGGTACATCTGCAACAGACCTTGTAGCACTTTGGTAAGATGACCGGGTTAATGATATCCATAGGGAATTACATTGGAGGCATCATATCAGGTGGTGGGGCTCCTGTTATTCCTGATTTTATCGTTATGGAGAACGGGGTTGACTTCGTTATAACTGAAGGAGGAGATAACATAATCACGCAATAAAATGGCAAACGTAAAATTTTCGCAGTTTAATTTAGAGACTTCATTATCAGCAACGGGTTTCCTCGTTGGTTATGATGGGGTTAACAATATCCGTTTAACGAAGGCATCTCTTGAGTCATCACTTGACTTGGCAGCCATTAGTGGTACTATTGACCTCTCTACTCAGGTCTCCGGCACTATTGATTTGGCTACTCAAGTTTCGGGTGTGCTACCCATTCTGAATGGAGGAACAGGTCAGACTACTGCACAGGCTGCGATTGATTCGTTGACCAATGTCCCGGCTTCAAGTAATGGAGATGTGTTGACATCAAATGGGACAAATGTTTCTTTACAAAACCCATCCAACAATCCTTACGTCCCTGTTGTCGCAATGACGAGTTGTATTTGGAAAAACAACACAAATCCATTCTTCAACTTTACTCCCAACACTTGGGTAACTGTTCCGTTTGATACGTTACAGTTTAGTGAGACAACATTCACAACTAACTCTCTTATTCCTGCTGCAATCTTTAGCAGCACTACAGATACCTACTTTGAGTTTGAGGCTGCTTCTTATGGGAAGTTATACAAGATTGAAGTCACTCTTCACTTTTATGACCAAACAAGCAACTACGACTTAAAGGGTGCGGTATTTGTAAGAAATACAAACACGCTTTATGAGATGGTCATTGATGACCGTTCAGTAGAAAGTTCGGACGATAAGATGTGGTATGGGTACACATTATTTATTCCCGGGGTTGGTGAGGATGAAATTCAAGTAAAAGTAAATAACTCCGCAGCAGCACCGGGGGCATATCCTTCACTTTCAGACAATGGATATATTAGAGTAACAATCTCTTTAATAAACTAACAATGAAAGAGTTTTTGATAAGCATAGGACTAAACATTGGCTTGGCAGTAAGCGGCTTCTTTGGTTCTTTGCTTCTCGTTGGGAAACAAAAGAATCAGAATCTTCGTGAGCAAGTCTTCTCTGTGATAGGTGGTACAATGAGTGCAAACTATTTAACGCCTGTTGTAATTGATTTGCTTGGAGTTGATGGTGAGTCTTTGAAGTATGGATTTGCTTTTGTTATAGGGTTCGGAGGATTGAAGATTGTTGAAGTTGTTTATGAGAGATATCTTGGTAAAATAAAGGGACCCAAAAATGATACTCCTAATTAACCTCATAGCAAATATCATCCTCACTTTATCGGGGATGATTTTCTTTTTGCAGTTGTATGGCAAAGAGTCATCTGTAGTGCACAGGTGGGATTTCATATCTCATTGGAGTCTGAAGTTTGGATTATCTGCTTTTGTAGCGGGTTCTTTCTTAAATGTTTTGACTTTAAGCCGTCCAAATGCAAGTGAAGTTTTAATGAATGTAGGTCTTGCTGCTCTATTTACTTGGGCAGTTATGTTCCATTATAAGATATTTTCAAAGTATGGCAAAGAAGACTAAGACATCTGAGGTAAAGAAGTTTGTTGCCAAACCTAAAAAGAGTCGTCCGGGTATACACGCCAAGACAAA